GATTCGGCGACGTGTACGGTCCGTTCTGGGTGACGTAACGTCAACCGCTGAGAGTACGGTACGTTCCGTACGGTCGAGGGGTATGACCCCCTCCCGGCGGCGGCGGACAATTATTTTTGCATTCCCCCCCAGAATTTTTTTCAATTTTGAGGTTTTAAGTTCTGCTTAATTGACATGATGCGAGGTGTAAGTTAGGTGAGATTTATGGCATCAAGTACTTCTAAGTGGGATCCTGAGTTTTGCGAGCGGGTTGTTGAGCTTGGCCGTGAGGGCAAGTCCATGTCTCAGATTGCGCGTGACCTTGGCATTGGTTATACGAGTTTGAAGCGTTATCAGGAGAAGAAGCCTGAGTTTGCGAAGGCGTTGAAGGAAGCTCAGTCTGCGGCGCAGGCTTACTGGGAAGACATTGGGATGAATGGTGCGACGGGTAAGATACCTGGTTTTAATGCGACGGCATTTATTTTTCAGATGAAAAATCGTTTCCGTGATAATTATTCGGACAAGTCTGTAAACGAGCATCACATTGAGGTTACGAAGATTAATCGTAAGGTTATTGATTGAGTTTGATACTGGGCACTATATGCGTGGTTTGGTTATCTTTGTTGTTAGACCGGCACTAAGCAATGGCTGAGTTGAATATTAATACGCCTCGTTGGTTTATTCCTCTTCTTGAGAATGCGAGATACAAGGGTGCTTATGGTGGCCGTGGTTCTGGCAAGTCCCATGCGTTTGCGGAGTATATAGTTGAGCGGTGTGTTATGGGCCGCACGGATGTTGTTTGTTTGCGTGAGGTTCAGAGGTCTTTGAAGCAGTCGGTGAAGAAGCTGATTGAGGATAAGATTGAGAATATGGGTGTTGGGACTTTGTTTACGGTCCAGCATGATCGTATCAAGCATAATCAGAATGGTAGTTTAATTATTTTTGAGGGTTTGGCGTCTCATACGGCTGAGTCGATCAAGTCTCTTGAGGGTTTTGACATTGCCTGGTTTGAGGAGGCTCAGAGTTGTTCTCAGCGTAGTCTGGATTTGTTACGTCCGACGATACGTAAGCCTGGTTCTGAATTGTTGTTTACGTGGAACCCTAGCATGCCGACAGATCCGATAGAGATTTTGTTGCGTGGTGATAATCCGCCTCCTGATGCGATTGTCGAGGAGGTTAATTTTGTTAATAATCCCTGGTTTCCTGATGTTTTGCAGGAGGAGATGGAGTATGACAAGAAGCGTGATCCTGACAAGTACGCTCATATCTGGTTAGGTGATTATGTTAAGAACTCTGAGACGCGGGTGTTTAAGAACTGGTCGATAGAGGAGTTTGAAGCACCGGCTGATGCTGTGCATAGGTTTGGTGCTGACTGGGGTTTTGCGACTGATCCGACTGTTCTGGTTCGGTGTCATATTGTTGGGCGTAAGCTGTATATTGATTATGAGGCGTATCGGGTTGGCTGTGAGATTGTTGACACGCCGGAATTGTTTATGTCGGTGCCGGAGGCTGAGAAGTGGCCTTTGACGGCTGACAATGCGCGGCCTGAGACGATTAGTTATATGCGCAAGCATGGCTTTCCCAAGATACGGGCTGCGGTGAAGGGTCCGAAGTCGGTTGAGGATGGTATTGAGTGGTTGAAGTCGTTTGACATTGTGGTTCATCCCCGGTGCAAGAAGACGATAGATGAGCTGACCTTGTATAGTTACAAGGAGGATCCTTTGACGGGTAATGTTTTGCCTTTGCTTGTAGATAAGGAAAACCATGTTATTGATGCGTTAAGGTATGCTTGTGAGGGTGCGAGACGTGCGAAGGACCGGCCTAAGCGTGGTTTTGCGAAGATAATACCTGTTAGGATGCCAATGGCGAGGTGATAGATGGCTAGAGTGAGTAAAGCAGAGCGTCTGGTTCAGGTTCACCGTGAGGCGTTGAAGAGTTTTAATAATATACAGGTTTCTGTGAAGGACGAGCGGATACAGTGTCTAGCTGATCGTCGTTTTTATTCTATTGCGGGTTCGCAATGGGAGGGTGATTTTAAGTCACAATTTGAGAATAGGCCGCGTCTGGAGGTGAATAAGGTTCATCTGGGTGTGATGCGGATTATTAATGAGTATCGTAATAATCGTATTACGGTTGATTTTTTGCCTAAGGATGGTGCGAGTGACGAGGGTCTGGCGGACACTTGTGATGGTTTGTACCGTGCGGATGAGCAGGATAGTTGTGCGGATGAGGCTTATGACAATGCGTTTGAGGAGGCTGTAGGGGGTGGATTTGGAGCGTGGCGACTCAGAGCAGAGTATGAGGACGAAGAGGATGATGAAGATGAGCGGCAGCGTATTCGAATTGAGCCAATTTACGACGCTGACAAATTTGTTTTTTTCGACCTCAATGCAAAGCGGCAAGACAAGTCGGATGCTAGATTTTGTTATGTTCTTACGGCGATGTCGTATGAGGCTTACGAGGAAGAATACGGAGTAGACCCTGCGAGCATGCCGACATCTATCGAGATGACGGAGTTTGACTGGCAGACGCCGGATGTTGTGTATGTGGCGGAATATTATCGAGTGGAGGAGAAGTCCGAGACTGTCAGGATTTTCCAGACGCTGGATGGATCTGAGGAGCGTTATACGGAACGTGACTTTGAGGAAGATGAGAATTTAGAGCGTATGCTGGCTGCTACGGGCGCGACAGAGGTTCGCCAGAAACGTGTGAAGCGGCGCAAGGTTCGTAAATATATTATGAATGGTAGCGAGGTTCTGGAGGATCTTGGTTACATTGCGGGGAATCAGATCCCGATTATTCCTGTTTATGGCAAGCGTTGGTATATTGATAATCGTGAGCGCATGATGGGCCATGTCCGGATGGTGAAGGATGCACAGCGGCTGAAGAATATGCAGCTTAGTCGTCTGGCCGAGATTAGTGCGTATAGTGCGGTACAGAAGCCGATATTTAGTCCTGAGCAGGTGGCTGGCCACGAGGTGGCGTGGGCTGAAGATAATGTTAAGAATAATCCCTATTTGCTGATCAATCCGATTATGAATGCGGATGGTGCGGAGACGTTGCAGGGTCCGGCGGATTATGTGAGGGCGCCTGATATACCGCCTGCTATGGCGGCACTGTTGCAGGTGACTGAGCAGGACATGATTGATTTGCTGGGCAAGCAGGATGCGGCGGACGAGCTGCAAACGCATATGTCGGGCAAGGCGATTGAGATGATACAGACGCGGCTGGATCATTTGAACTTTATCTACATGAGCAACATGGCGAAGGCTATCAAGCGGTCGGGTGAGGTGTGGTTGTCTATGGCCAGAGATGTTCTGGTTGAGGATGGCCGCAAGATGAAGACTATGAGCATGGATGGCGAGATTGGTCAGGTTGAGCTGGCACGTCCCGTTCTGGATGATGTGGGGGCTGTGGCGTATGAGAATGATATGTCAAATGCCAAGTTTGACGTGGCTGTGGATGTCGGGCCGTCTTCTGCGAGTAAGAGGGCGGGTATTGTGCGTAGTGTTACGGGAATGTTGCAACTGGCGACTGATCCTGAGACGCAGAGTATTCTGACCAGCATGGCGTTGATGAATATGGAAGGTGAAGGGCTGGCGGATACGAGGAAGTATTTCCGTATGAAGCTGGTACGCATGGGTGTGGTGGAGCCGACGCAGAAAGAGGCTGAAATGCTACAGGCAGAGGCCCAGAATCAGCAGCCTGACCCGAATGCGATGTATTTACAGGCGGCAGCGGCGGAAAGTCAGGCCAAAGCGGTCAAGACAGAGGCTGAAACAGCCCATGTTGTTGCTAAAACAGCGGAAACGGAGGCTAAGACCACCGCAACGCTGGCGAATATTGAAAGCCAGGACCGTAATGACGCCCTGAAGGCTTTGAAAGAGATGCGGGAACCAGTGGGCCGCTAATCCCATTGAGATTGAGGTAGTAAAATGAGTCTGGAAGAACAGGACGTAGAAGAACTGGTAGAAAACACCGAGATTGACGAAGAGATTGTCGAAGAAGCAGAGGTGCAGGAAGAAGTCGTAGAGACTGAGGCCGAAACTGAAGCTGAAAGCGACGAAATGATCGTCACGATTGGTGATGAGGAGTCACCGCCCTCAGAATCGAAAGAAGAAGCTCCAGAATGGGTCCGCGACCTGCGCAAAGCGCATCGTGAGGAAAAAAAGCGAGCAAGAGAACTAGAAAAGAAACTGGCGGAGTATGAAGAGGCCAAAAAGCCTCAACTCGGGCCTAAACCGACCCTGGAATCTTGTGAGTATGATACGGAGAAATTCGAAAAAAGTCTTGAGTCCTGGTATGATCGTAAAAAGTCACATGATGCCGAGCTGTCCCAGAAGGAAAACGCTGAGAAGCAGATCCAGCAGGAATGGCAAAGCAGACTGGAGTCTTATGAGGAAGCTAAAGGAAGTCTGAAAGTCAAAGACTATGCAGAAACCGAAGAGCTTGTTCAGGACGCTTTTAATACGACACAGCAAGGCATGATTGTCAGTGGGGCGGAAAATCCGGCACTACTGGTCTACGCACTGGGCAAGAACCCCAAAAAACTCGATGAACTATCTCAAATAACCGATCCGGTAAAATTTGCATTTGCGGTCGCGCGCATGGAGACGCAGTTGAAAGTCACATCTCGAAAACCAGCAGCAGCACCAGAGAAGAAGATAAGCGGTAGCGCCTCTGCTTCAGGTTCTGATGCACGGTTAAACGAACTTAGAAACGAAGCTGCCAAAACTGGCGATTTCTCAAAAGTCATGGCTTACAAGCGGCAGCTCAAAAACAAATGATAGGATAGAAATATGGCTAACGCCTTTAACAAAGAAGAACGAGTAGCGTTCGAAAGCATTCTTGAAGGTTTCAATGATGCACTCATATTGAGCAACTCAGTCAGCATTTATGGCACTGACCAGACTATGATGGAACGTACAAACAACACCATCTGGCGTCCACAGCCTTACATTGCTCGCTCATATTCAGGTACGGATATGACGTCCAATTTTGGCGACTACACACAGCTCTCCGTTCCTGCCACTATCGGTTTCTCAAAAGCCGTTCCGTGGAAAATGAGCGCAACAGAACTGCGTGACGCATTGCAGGAAAATCGCCTTGGTGACGCTGCATATCAGAAGCTGGCTTCTGATGTTAACGTATCAGTAACCAATGTTGCATCTTCGAGTGGTACTGTTGTTGTTAGCCGCACAGGTGCTGCGTCTGGTTATGACGATGTTGCGGAAATTGATGCAGTGTTTAACGAAATTGGTATCCCGATGAATGATCGTCATCTGGCCCTGTCTAGCCGTGATTATAACGGCATGGCGTCCAATCTGTCAGTCGCACCACGTTCGTTTGCAGGACAGAAATCTGTCAGCGCATATGAGCGTTCGCTGGTAGGTGACGTGGCTGGTTTCACCACAATGAAGCTGGATTATGCTAACCGCATTAACGCGGCTGCTGGTGGTGGTTCAATTACCATTGACACCCGCGCACAGGCCAGTGGTCAGCACCACACACCGCAAGCGACATCGACTGCGGCAACTGGTGAAGTCAATAACTATGACAATCGCTACCAGACTGTTACTGTGTCTTCGACAGCTAACGTAGCAGCTGGTGATGCGTTTACCATTGCTGGTGTTAATGCTGTTCACCACATCACCAAAGCTGACACGGGCCAGTTGAAAACTTTCCGTGTTATCTCTGTTGTTGACGGATCGAGCATGGTTATTTCGCCGCCAATCATCTCTAACCAAGATGGTACACCAGATGACGCATCAGCTTCTTACAAGAACTGTGAAATCGTCACGGCTGCTTCTAACTCTGCGATTACCTTCATCAACTATGATGCAGCAAACATTAACTGCTTCTGGCACAAAGATGCGATTGAGCTTCTGCCAGGACGTTATGCTGTACCGGGTGATGCAGGTGCAGACGTGATGCGTGGCACAACAGACAATGGCATTGAAGTCGTTATGCAGAAGCAATATGACATCGACACCATGATGACAAAGTATCGTCTCGACTGTCTGTACGGCGTGGTAAACAAGCAACCAGAAATGACTGGTATCCTGCTGTTTGGCCAAACTCCGTAAATCTGCTAAAAGGGAGGGGCGGCTTTCGGGTCGCCCTAACCATTTGGAGGTACGATATGCCCAAAGTCGGTAAAAAAACATATGCCTACACGCCAGCAGGTCGCAAAAAAGCAGCGGCAGCAGCTAAACGCACTGGCAAGCCTGTTGTGAACAGGAAGAAAAAGAAATGAAGCCAGCCAAAGGCAAAGCACGGGTCAAGGTAACAGCCTCTGGCAAGAAGGTTAGCTACGGACAGGCTGGTAAAGCCAAAGGCGGCGGCGCTCGTGTCAAGCCCGGAACGAAGAAGGGTGACGCCTATTGCGCTAGATCGGCAGGTCAGATGAAGAAACATTCTAAGGCTGCAAAAGATCCTAACAGTCCGCTGAGACTGAGCCGCAAGCGGTGGAAATGCAAAGGAACGAAAAGTGCCAAGTAAAGGATTGTACGCAAACATTCACGCCAAGCGTAAGCGGATTAAGGCGGGAAGCGGTGAGAAGATGAGAAAAGCCGGCAGTAAAGGTGCGCCAACGGCTAAAGCCTTTAAGCAGTCAGCCAAAACAGCAAAGAAGAGAAAGTAATGGAATTTCCTACAATGATTTATCAAAGCCCCGGCGATCAAATAGCTAGAGGCGGTACGTTTAAATATAAAGCTGTTCATTCTAAAGAAGAGCTAACGAATGCTTTGACAAAGGGCTGGTTCCAGAATGCACAAGAGGCTATGGATGCTTTCAGCAAACCTGCTGAAAAAGAAGAAATTGACACCAAGCAGCCAACTCGTGCAGAGCTAATTGAGAAAGCACTGGATATCGGCTTAAAGGTAGATGGCCGCACAAGCGACGAGAAGTTGCGTAAACGGATAGAGGAAAAACTATATGGCGTTCACGAAACTTAATGTTATCCAGCAGGCTTTTACTGAAATAGGCTTGGGCGATTACGTCTTCGATGCCGCGCCAGAAGAGATGCAATATGCTCTTCGTAGGCTGGACGGCATGATGGCGCAATGGAACCATAAAGGCATTCGTGTCGGATATCCGCTGCCTTCAGCTTACACAAAGTCTAATCTAAGTGATGACGTTAATGTTTCGGATATGGCGCTAGAAGCTATGTATACGGGGCTGGCTCTGCGTTTAGCCCCAAGCATGGGCAAGCAGCCATCGCCCGACACAAAGGTTATGGCGCGTCAGGGCTACATGGCTTTGCTGTCTAATTCTGCGGCACCGATACAACGAAGAATGGATACCCACACGCTGCCTGCCGGACAAGGCAACAAGCAGTGGCGGTGGAACAAAGATCCCTTCCTGGATTCAGCGGCAGACAGCTTGGATGCTGGACCTGATTCAGAGCTGGAGTTTGAATAATGGTGAAGATTCGTAACTTATCAGGCACGGACAAAGTTGTTTCCGATGATTTACTGCCGGTTTGGGTCAACGCGCAGGGCGACACACGCAAAGCATCTATGAACACCGTAAAGGCGTTTATGCAGTCTGGGATAACGACGGATGCTTCAGGCGTTACATACACACCAGAAGGCACGGGTGCTGTTGCAACCACCATTCAGGCAAAGTTTAGCAAACTAATAGTTACTCCGCAGGACTTTGGCGCTGTAGCAGATGGCGTTACAGACGACTCTGCCGCGATCCAGAGGGCAATCAACTATGTTGCAACCTTTGGCGCTATTGGGGAAGTAGATTGCACCAATAATGTCTACGGCGTTGGCTCTACAATTAATGTTAATTCTGGTGGTATCACCATTAAAGGCGGAAAGTTTATAGCCGTTGGTACAGGTTGGGCCAATTCAGGTTCGCTGTCTTACAATGTTAAGAACGCTGACGGTGACATGATCTTTAAAATACAAGGCGGCACTCCTGTAATAAGAGACATAATTTTGCGAGATATGCAGATTGATTGTGGACGAGGAAGTCTTAACACAGTTTCGTCAATTGCAGCAGACAATTATGAAGGCAATGGTGCAGCGGGGATTCTTATAGATCGCACGTCCTCTGTGAAAATAGAAAATGTAGAAATTAACTATTTCAAAGGCTACGGCGTTAAAACGCAGAACAAAGCAACGGAAACTGTTTTGCGGGATCTTGTCGTTAAAGAGTGGCCTTGGAACAATGACGTTGGCACAGTTGCCTATCTTGGTCACTCAGACCCGCTAAACTACAGACGATACGCAGGCATTAGTGTCGGCACAGCAGATTGCATAGGCGAAAGACTTATCTCTGCATATTCTAAATATCCGTTTGTCGGCTGGGGCGGCATGAGCGGAGCTGACACCGCTTTCAACACTCAGTTCAATTCATGCCACTTTTACAATGGTAGTCATGTAAGTCCGCAGGATTTGCCTGTTCTCTTAATTGAAGCAGGCTTCCATAATTCTAGCTGGAGCAACACTTACATCGATAATGGTCATGTGATTATCAGAAACAGTCAGACCAGTTTCGTGCAGAATAAAATCGTAAAAAGCACCAGCTCAAACACGACAACTGCTTTTTACTTATACCCAACGGAAGTGAATGATAACTCACAAGGTCTCATAATCACGCATTCAACTGGAGTCGTTACAAATCTCATTGAGTATAATGCAGACGATACGGGAAACGGATATACCTACGGCACAATTTTTAAAGGCATTATATTAGACAATACAAAAAATAACGGAAGTGACGTTCCGAATACAACGGTCGATATATCTCAAGAGACTTCCGGCTGGGGAACATGGACGCAAGTTGGTTCAACAAACGTATATTTCAAAAACTTTGATTTTTCTAATCTTGTTGCGAAACCAGACGCACATTCACTCATAACAGTTTTTGCCGAAGATCAGGGATTTAATAACAATTCGCCTTCCTTCTTCCCCGTTGGCGTTAAGAGAATTGACGAAAACGACATAGCTGGACCGGGCAACACAGGCGTCTACAATTCCAATAGGTTTAGAATTAGTGTAGACAGAAGCAATGCGACTGGCGCAAATGTAAGATTAAACATCAGATTGAACCAAACTATTTAAGCAGGGACTGAAAATGACAACCATCAACAAGCTATCAGCCATTGATACATTAGCGGCAGGTGATCAGTTTGTCGTTTACAGTCAGCTCAACGGTGACGCCAGACGCGCATCTGGAACCACTGTTAAACAGTTTATTAACGCACAGAATGCAGCCAGCGATGAGGCAATCACGTTTGCTGGCGGTGTAAACCTCGTCAGCGGCGATACGGCCCTTGTGTGGCGCTCTGGTGCAGGATCACCGGAAGGCTCTGTAACGGCCTCTGTGGGGTCGCTGTGGACGAGAACAGATGGTGGGGCAAACACAACGCTGTACGTTAAGGAAAGCGGAACAGGCAACACAGGATGGGTCGCGATATGATGATGCAAGTTGTACGAGATGCCGAAGGCAAGGTCATTAATATCGGACCCTGGGCATTTGTTAGGGACAAGGATCAACGCATTCTTAACCCTTTGCCTGCGGGTGCATATGAGGACACCGCAGAGATTGTGGAAGATGAGGATGGTGGCAAGCACGAGAAGTGTGTGCTGCTCCCCAAGCAGGCGCTACGGCTGTTGGCTGGGACAGATCACATTGTTGCCAAAGCGTCAGAGCAGGATCTGGCTCTGAACCCTGAATGGAAGTTCTGGCGTCAGCAATTGCGGGACATTGTTAACGGTGTATTGTCAGACATCCCCGCAGAGCCGCCGCGTTATGGTGCGCCTAAGATTGAGGAGCCACCAGTTGAAGAAGAGCCTGTTGTTGAAGAACCTGAACCAGAGCCGGAACCTGAGCCAGAACCAGAGCCAGAACCGGAACCGGAGCCAGAACCGGATGTGGTGCCGGAAGAGCTTTCTGACTTGTTCCGGGAGGATCAGGCGTTCGGATCTACAGCCGCAGAATTGCTGGCCCTTTACAACGCACTGACAAACAAGATTATGATGAATTTAGCAAGCGATGCTGACCGTGCTTTGCATACAAGATTGCACGGTAGCCTCGATTGGCTTAGACGTAATGCCGTGGAGGTAATTTAATGGCTATCGATCAAACATTCGCACCAGCTTACGGACGCGGCGCTACGGCTTCTGTTAGCTCAACAAGTGCAAGCACAGAGCTGGGATTTAAGAGCAAGACAATCTGCCTGACCAATACGGGCGAGAAGGTCTGTTATGTGCGTATCGGCATATCTGGTATCACAGCAACAGCGGCAGACTATGCTGTCCTTGGCGGGAGCCAAGTCACGATCAGCAAGTTTCAGGATGACACACACATTGCTTATGTCTGCGCTGGCAGCGACTCTACAACTTTGCATATGATCCAAGGCGAAGGATATTGATAAATGACAGGACGTTCGCGTTTTAGGTTCCGTTTTCGCGGCGTCATGTCGTTGGTGAAATCAATTGCAAGCCAGTTTTTTGATATTCTTCAAAAAGAAGAAGCCGCCAGCAACACCAACGTCTTTTACGATCCTGCTGATTTGACGTCCTTGAGGGTAGGCACGGACGGTTCCGGTGGTCAGCCTGTGGTGGGTGATCCTGTTGGGGTCATGCTTGACACCTCACAGCTCGGAGGCAAGACCGCAGAGGATTATCTGGCTGGGGCGACAAACGAGTTTGCAGACGGAGCAGCTAGTGTTTTCGGTGAAATAGTTAATGAAGGTGGCGGAAGGTTTACATTAAGTAACGGTACACCTGCCACATCGCAAACAATAAACGGCCAATTTGACGGTGTAAGCGGAAGGTTTTATGAAGTTACCGTAAACATTGCTTCTATTTCAGGTGACAACATAACCATAAGGCCGGTTTCGGGAGGCAACGTAGGCGCTTTAGGTGTTGGTATTCACAATTTTGTATTTCAATCTGACGGGTCGACAGCTATCGTTCGCATGATTGAGTGGGGCGGAAATCTTACAGATTTAGATGTTACTTTTACCGTAAAAGAAATCCCCGGCCACCACGCGATAGCCCCATCTGATTCTGCCCGACCTGTCCTTTTCGACGATCCCGACCTGACGGCTGCTGCGCTTACGGATAATGGGCAGCGGGGGGAGGAGTTGATTGATGGCGTCACCGCTGAAACGCAATCGGACTGGATTGACAACGGCGATGGCTCTTACACTTCTCAGGTGTCGTCTGGTGGCGGACCAAGATGCGCCTTCGCCTGCGTTTTGGAAAGCGGGGCGGAGTATGAAATCACGTACACTCTATCGAATTACACTGCTGGCACATACCGTATGCAGTTGGCGGACAACGCCACAAATGACTTGGATGCCCAGACAGTAGACGGCACCGCAGCAGACGGAACGTATAGCGTCAAAATCCGAGCTATTGATGGAAATCAGTATTTCTCAATTCGTCCTCTGTCCCCACTTGGTGCAACGTTTTCCAACATCTCCGTCCGCAAAGTCCTAACCGCGTTTGATGAGCGGGGGGCGGAGTTGGTGTCGGATGGTGGTTGGATTTTCGATGATTTTGGCAATCCGTCTGGCACTCCTTCGGTATCTGATGGGGTGATTACACTATATCGCGACAACGGCGGAAACTTTGACCGCGCCTATCATGAGATTACGACTGTTATTGGTGGCACTTACGAGTGGATTGTTAGCAACACGGGCGCGGTGCAAGTTGCTTTAAATGTTGGAACGTCGGCGCTGGGGACGCAACTTTATTCTGCAAACCTTAATGGCGCAACAGATAATGTCGTTACGTTTGTTGCAACAAGTACAACAACTTACGTTACATTAAAGCCGCTTGGATCCACAACAACAACCCAAGCAGGCTCCGTCAAACAAGTCCTAACCCCCAACCTCGTCACCAACGGCACATTTGATACTGATAGTAATTGGACCAAAGGCACAGGCTGGAGCATTGGGAGTGGGGTGGCGAGTCGCACGGGCGCAGGGAACTCTAATCTTCGCACTGCAAATGAAATTAGCATTGTGCAGAATAGATGGTACTTTGTGCAGTTCTACGTTTCCGCATACACTAGCGGTCAAATAAGACCGATTGTTGGGGCAGGTGGTATTGGAACCTCTGTCTCGTCAACAGGTTGGCATTCAGAATATATACGCTGCTCTGGAAGCTCTTACTTGTTTATGCAAGGTTTGTCTTTTGAAGGCTCCATCGACAACGTAATCGTCCAAGAACTCCCCGCCAGCATAGACCGCAAATACTACCTCGACACTGATGGGGTAGACGACTGGATGGAGGTCAAGCCGACGCTTAACCTTGGCGAGCAGTGGTGGCATGTGGGGGCTTGGCAGAGTGATGGTTCAGGGAAGCGGGCTTTTGGCACGTCAAGTGATCATCGTGGAGCGGTAAGGCATGGTGGCGGTTGGGCTTGGTACAATTCCAGCAGCGCTCAAGTTGATCTTACGACCCTTAACGCGCAAGACAAACAAGTTCTGACTATCGAGCAGGCTGGTACAAACAGCATATCTGGACGGTCAAACGGGGCGAATAGCGCAGGGGTCATTACGCCATACGATGATAGTGGCGACACGCAAGGTCTTGCGCTGTTCACTCAGTGGAACCTACGCTTTGCCGCAGGCCTCGACGGCCGCTTCTACGGCGGCTCATGGGGCCAAGGCCAAGTAGACTATGACGAGCTGACAGTCCTGCAAGACTATCTAGGCACGACCACACAGCCTCCTATTGATCCGCCAGACGTGACTGAATACGCAGATGTCTACGAGCTTCTAGCTGCCCAGACGGGTGCTGTATTGTTTGACATCAATGACAAGACATCTCTTCGCGTGGGCCGTAATGGTTCAGGCGGTGTCCCTGTTGATGGCGATCCTGTGGGCATGATGCTAGACGTATCCGACACGGGTGGTGCTACGGTTGCTGCGGCGACAGCAGCGCGGCCTGAGCTTGCAGATACATCTTCTGTTGATGTTAATGTGGGAAGCGCAACGGTTGTTAATGGTCAGCCTATTTCTTTAAGCAGCGGTACACTGTACGAGATTGTTGTCACCATATCTAATTACGTTAGCGGTAATGTTAGGCTAGAGTTTAAGTCTGGGCAAAACACAAATTATTTTTCATCTAGTACGTCTTTTGTGTTTACGCCCGGCGCTGGTGGCAACGTACAGTTAAGAACGTCTGGCGCTGCTCAAATGACTGTTTCTTATTCCGTCAAAGAAATCTCCTCCCACGCAGCCATAGCCCCATCGGACTCAGCCCGTCCAAACCTTGCATCTTACAATTCCCCAATCAGCTCTAGGGAGGTTCTAACCACGACCTATGGCTGGAACATAACGGACGGAGGCAGAGCATAATGGCCTTTATCTTCAAGATCACCACCACCGGAAGCCCTCAGACCTTCACGATCCCCTGTCAGAACGTAGGCACATTCAACGCTACGATTGACTGGGGCGACGGTGGGCCAACCTCCAGTATCACAGCTTACAATGATGCAGACCTAGCCCACAGCTATGCAACGGCGGGGCAATACACCATCACGATCACGGGGACGTTCCCGAATATTTACTTCAACAACGGCGGGGACCGACTGCTGGTAGATGAGGTGGTGGACCTCGGGGATGTCGGGTGGACACGTTTGGATAGAGCCTTCTATGGCTGCTCCAATATGACAGCGTTTGATGGTGGTACAGCGGATACGTCTGGTGTTACGACTATGCAGCAGATGTTCCTCAACTGCTCCAGCTTAACATCTTTGGATCTTTCTGGCTTTGACACATCCAGTGTTACGAACATGACCTATATGTTCCAAAGCTGCGCCAGCTTAACATCTTTGGATCTTTCTGGCTTTGATACATCCAGTGTTTTGAATATGTTCCGGATGTTCCTCAACTGCTCCGGCTTAACATCCTTGGACGTCTCTGGTTTTGATGTGTCTAGCGTTTCGAATATGCGGGAGATGTTCCAAGGCTGCTCCAGCCTAACATCTTTAAATGTCTCTGGTTTTGATACTTCGAGTGTTACGAATATGCGGAATATGTTCCGAAACTGCTCTAGCCTAACATCCTTAAATGTCTCTGGTTTTGATGTGTCTAGCGTTACGAATATGTCGTCAATGTTCCAAAGTTGCTCTAGCCTAACATCCTTGGATCTTTCTGGGTTCAACACATCTAGTGTTACGACTATGTCTGGAATGTTCTCGGTCTGCTCCGGCCTAACATCTCTGGACGTCTCAGGGTTCGATACCTCTAGCGTTACCAATATGTCGTCGATGTTCAACGGCTGCCTTAGCCTCACCGGCCTTCAGATTAGCGGCTGGGATGTCTCAAGTGTAACTAACGGAACAAGTTTCCTCAGTGGTGCCAACAACGCCCTTTCCACGCAGGAATACAACAACATCCTCCGCGCATGGTCCCAGCAGTCTGTTCAGTCGGGTGTCACTTGGCACTTCGGGGATGCAACCTATGACGAGAACCATCCTGACACGGGATATTACCTCGACTTTGACGGTGCGGATGACAATCTAATCCTAGATGCCGATACGATTGCAGCCTCAAGTAATGCAACGCTGTATAAGACGTTCCGTGGGGATACGACGGATGTGCAGCAGGTTATGTTTGGGACGAATTTGGGGCCTTTTATTCTTGCAGCAGATACGAGCGGAACCACCACAGTCTCAAACAGCTCTGTAGGCTCCCCTGTATATCGAGAGGACGGCGTAATACCTTCCTATGCCAATCGCGGTGACCTTTTTACGGCTCTTGTAGACAATACAGACCATACTATTGGTGTGGAGGAAGCAGATCTTTCGGCAAGTTCAACATGGGCATCCAGCGGCTTCTACATTGGTGGTGAATATTCAAACTCTAATTACAACTCCACAGGCCGCCTCTACGCATGGGCCGCAGTGGACACCCGCCTCGATGGTCGTGGCCGCGATCTCTTAGAAAACTTCATGATAGGAAAGAAAACCTCATGACCGAATACACAGTTCGATCCCTCGTAATCATCTGCCCTGTCGATCAGATAGACGCGGTTGACCAGATGGCAGGTTCCATTGGCTACAAGGCTGGGTTCTCCATCCCGCTATCCGCTGATGGTACAGGCGAACCTACACATAAAGGGCTGCACGCCACCGCTCGTAAGCATTTCCTGTGGCTGGTAACAGGACAGCCAGATGAGGTGCCAACCATTCCTGACGAGCCTACGCCGCTTACAGAGGAGCAATATGAAGCCCTTGCCACAGCGGAAGCTGCCCTTATCTATCCTGACGCTGAAAGCGAAACCTTTGAGGCTGACAAGGCTGCATACCACGAACAGCTAACTGCCATTCGTGCGCCTATCAACGCTTACAACGCTGCCACACGCGAACGCGCATGGGCGCAGGTAAAGGCACAAGAGGTCGAGCGTGATCTAGCGATCTACAATCAGTACATCACAGCCATGCTGGAAAACTATTCGGAGGAGGACATCAATGGACTTCGTTCAGTTTTACTTGTTAGTAGCGATCCTGTTGTGGACGACGTGGCTCTTCGTGGTAGCGCACATGTTGATCACCTAGCGTCCGCCAATAATCTACAGGTGATACGAGAAGAGGTGTTGTAATGGTTCGAGTGCCGATCTTTTCGGGTATCACGACAGATTCTTCTGCTGATTTTCGCACCGAATATCCCGTCAATCTGGTTCCCGTCCCAATGGGCCAAGGCATCAGCAACGGATATCTGCGACCTGCTGACGGCATTAAAACACTAAGCACAGGCACGGGCCTGAACCGTGGCGGCATTAACTGGAATGGCGTTCTCTACCGCGTCCTGGGGAACGATCTAGTCTTCATTACTAATACAGGTGACGTTGTTACCGTTGGAACCATAGGCGGCACAAATCGTGTCACTATGACGAACTCGTTCACCCATCTCGCCATTACGTCAAACGACCAGCTATGGCTCTATGATGGCAGTGTGTTGCGTCAGGTGACAGATGTAGACCTTGGCGCGGCCAAAGACGTTATCTTCATTGATGGTTATTTCATGACCACAGACGGCGAGTTTCTCGTTGTCACAGAACTTAATGATCCCTTTTCCGTTGACCCGCTAAAATACGGCTCGTCGGAAATCTCACCTGACCCTATCGTTGCCCTGCTGAAGCTGCGTAACGAAGTCTACGCCATGAACCGAAACACAATCGAAGTGTTCCGTAACACAGGCTCTGCTGGCTTTCCTTTTCAGCGTATATCGGGAGCGCAGATTGAAAAAGGCACAATAGGTAACAAAGCCTGCACCGTATTCATGGAGCAGATTACCTTTGTGGGTTCTGGCATCAATGAAGCCCCTGCTGTCTACATCGCCGCAAAGGGCGGACAGACGCAGAAAATCAGCACACGCGAAATTGACGACATTCTTGCAGAGTATAGCGAGGAAGAGCTGTCGCGCATCATTATGAGTACCCGTGTGGATCGAAGCCACCAGCACCTACACATCACACTACCCGGCAGCTTCACACTTGTATTTGACGCAGCCGCAAGTCAGGTGCTGCAATTCCCCGTATGGTTCAAACTGTCTTCCGGTCTCAACAAGATTGAGCCTTATCGCGCTACAGACCTTACATGGGCTTATGATCGATGGAACGTCTGCGACACCGCCACAAACAAGATCGGCTACTTGTCAGCAGAAGAGTCAGAGCATTGGGGCGAACCTGTGCGCTGGGAGTTTACCACACAGTTCCTATACAATGAGGGACGCGGTGCTATCGTCCACGAGCTTGAGCTGATAGCTCTGACGGGACGCACCACAGTCGGCAAAGATCCCAGAATATCCACAGAGTACACGCTGGATGGTCTGAACTGGTCACAGCCTAAGACAATCCTTGCTGGCAAGTCAGGGCAGCGCGACAAGCGCCTTCGCTGGGTTGGTATGGGTAAGATGCAGAACTTTAGAGGGCAACGCTTCAGAGGCACTTCTGACGCCTTCATAACGGTTTCTGCACTAGAGGCGCGGTTAGAGCCGTTGAGGTTCTAATGGCAGAGATAGAACTGAGCAGGATACAGATAGCTGACATTGTAAACAATGATTCAGAGGCTATTAACGCTTTTGAGGATCTGTTTCGTACAATCAGTGAGATCGACCCCGGCGTCAGTCACACAAGCTATATCAGCGTTTTGAATAATACGGGCGCGGCACTGCAAGCTGGTGACGTTGTGTCGTTTAAGCAAGTCGGCACAAGCGCAGTCGTTGAAGTCGAGAAGTACATAGCAGACGGCACGAAGCAAAATATCTATTTCATCGGCGTTGTCATGGCCAATATACCCAACGGTCAAACCGGACGGGCAATGACGTTTGGTGAGCTTAAGGGCATAAATGCAAGCGGATCTTCCGTCAGTGAAACATGGTCAAACGGCGACATATTATATGCAAGCCCGACACATGCCGGCGGTCTGACTAATGTTAAGCCGACAGCGCCTAACAATGTGATACCCGTGGCGGCTGTCCTTAGTAATAGCGCAACATCAGGCGTTCTGCTTGTCAGACCCACCTTAGAACAGAACAAATACTACGGTCAGTTTACCAAATTAAATGATCAATCTGCGTCCCTAACAAATAGTCCCGTGGCACTTTTGTTGACAAATACGGAGATCAGCCACGGCGTTACAATAGGAACACCAGCTAGTAGAATGATCGTGGCACATGCGGGGCTGTACAAGATAGACGTGAACTTACAGCTTATATCAAGCAGTTCTAGCGCGAAGAAGATGTATATCTGGTTCCGCAGGAATGGCGTAAACGTGCCAAACAGCGCCACTCAAGTCACCGACGACATCAACAATGGCGCGGTGCATGTCGCCAAGTCTGACTTCTTTAGCCTACACGCAAATGACTATATGGAGGTCATGTTTGCGGTCGATGATACGTCCCTAACAATTCACCATGAAGCGCCAACAGCGTTTGCTCCGGCAACGCCAGCGGCCATCATCTCAATAACGCAGGTTCAGCAATGATTGGCAATGAAGAGCATTTGGGTTATTGTGAGGTGTCGTGTGCAAAAGGTAATGTAATGGTTCGTTTAGCGATCAATGATGACATACCAAGTCTGGTAAACTTAGGGCGCTCGTTCCACAGCCAGATGATTTATAATGACCATGATTTTAATGATGAATTTTTTGCGTCAACGATTGAGTCTTACATTGATAGCGACATTGCAGACGTTTGGATTGGAAAAGATGCGATGTCTGCCGCAGTAATTAGTAATCATTTGGCGACAGGTCATCGTATGGCGAGTGAAATTTTTTTATATTCTGAAAGCGCCAATCAAGGATTAAGATTACTTAAGGCAATGAAAGATTGGGCAAAGCAAAAAGATGCAACGCAACTTGTGCTAACCGATCAAATGAATATGAAGAATTTAAGTAAGTTGTACGAACGTGTTGGCGGAAAGCCAATTGAGCGCGTTTATTTGGCGGAGGTAAATTAATGGGCGTAGCATCAGCAATTATTGGCTCCGCAGTCATTGGCGGCATAGGCGCATCACAGTCTGCGAGGGCGCAAAGCTCGGCAGCGCGACGAGCTACAGAGGCGCAGGAAGCGGGTGCGGCAGCGTCTTTAGAGGAGCAGCGACGTCAGTTTGATGTCGTTCAGCAGCTGTTCCAACCTTATGTGCAAGCTGGGACAGATACCCTTTCACAGCAACTCAGGTTAATAGGCGGAGCTGGGCCAGAGGCGCAACAACAAGAAATACAGGCTTTACAAGCAGGACCAGAATATCAGGCGCTTGTGCGCTCTGGCGAAGAAGCAATTTTATCGCAAGCTGCTGCAACGGGTGGGCTTCGTGGTGGTAATGTCCAACGCGCTCTGTCGCAATACAGACCGCAAGTTCTTAGTGGTCTTATAAATCAGCAATATCAGCGGCTTGGTGGAATTACCAGTATTGGGCAAGCGTCTGCTGCTAGGCAGGCTTCACAAGGATCTGCAATTAGTGGCGGCATCGCTCAGACGCAAGCTGATCTTGGGGCCGCTCTTGCACAAGGACAACTCGCACAAGGCCAGGCAGCGGCAAACATGTGGGGTAATATTGCAGGCGGATTTGGCCAAGCTGCTGGCATGTATGTTGGAAATCGCACTTTCGGCGGCAGTGGATAGGATCAAGTAAATGGCAAGACTTACACCAATTGATTACCAGATGCAGGTTATGAACCCTATGGCTGCGGCTCTGGAGGGTTATCAGGCAGGTTTTGGCCAGATGCAACAGCTTGATGAGGTGCGCCGTCAGCGTGAAGCTGATGATCTTCAAAGAAGAGCTACTGAGCTTGAAATGTCAGAAGCTCAACAGCGCATGGATATAGTAACAGCAGAACAAAATCGTATTGCCGAAGGTAGAGGCTTAGTATCAGCCATATATGAAGATCTAAACAACAATGAATATGTTTCTCAAGATCGCATTAAAAATGTAATTGCACGGTTTCCAACTATAGCTGGCCCTCTTCAACAACAGTTGGAAAGGCAAACAGAGGAAGAAAACACAAGATCTTTTAATGCCTACTCTCAAGCGGCTTTTATTGCTACAGAAGCAATCGAAACTGGTGATACTAGTATGCTAGAAAATTTTCTTGATGAAAGAATAGCTGCGACAGAAGATAATCCAGACATGCAAAGAATGTTTCAAGGCCATAGACAAGCATTAGATGTTTTTGGCCCAGCCTACATTGCAGTGCAGGCAAGATTGGGAGCTGCTAAATTTGGAAATGCAGAACAAAATGCAGTAATGGACGAATATTTTAGTCCTAAATCTAAGCTTGACCTTCGTAGCCTCGAAGCACAAGCAGATATTTTTGAAGCCCAAGCAGAATTTGCAGAACAAAAGAGCGCTGCGGAAGCGCAATTAACAGAAACTAACGCTGCTATTGCTGAAATCACAGCAAGGAATCTTCCAGTTTCTCAGCAGTTAGAAAACCAACTTATGAACGCGCAAATTGAATTAACTTATGCGCAAACAGGACAAATAGAATTAAATGCTCTGGAAGCTGCAAACGCCGCTCCTGAATTAAGAGAAGACGAAGCCAGAGCAGCATCGCACATGGAAAGCATGAGTCAGAATATATCAGACATTGCTAATGCACTGATCGAAAATCCTAGGGCAGCTAGACCTGGAGGCGGAGAAGCTTTCGCTAATATGATTGGAGCTGGTGAGGCTTATAGAGGGATGCGTAATTTATCAGAACGACAAAGAGTTGTGAACGCATACACAGCGATATTAGGATCAGCTATTTGGCTGTCAACTGGTGCTGGTGTAACGAGTCAGCAATATAAAGACCAATTGTTGACTATAATGCCTCGGTATAATGACTCACCGGAAACAGTTCGAGACAAGCAAGAAAGAACAATTCGTTTAATAACAGACTCACAAGCTAGAGCTGGGGAGGGTTGGACTCCTGAAATGGAACAAACTGTTGAAGAATTAAAAACGCTATTTGAGTATATCAACTTAGACCCAAATGATAGAGAAGATATGTTAGATGATATGGCCTCTATTTATAATGTAACATCAGAATAAGGTTTTTTGGATGGCTTACTCTTTAGAGCAGTTACAAGAAATGCTAACTAAAGCAAGTGAAGCTGGAAACAGAACACATGTAGCTATTATTTCTGGTGAAATAGAAAAACTTCAAGCTCAAGATCGCCCAAGAACCACAACAAGTGGTATGATTGGGGCGGCTACAAGGCAATTAGCTTTACCTGCCGCAACAACAGCAGCGGGAGCTACGGCTGGGAGCGTTGTTCCCGGCGTTGGGACACTAGCTGGTGCTGGTGCTGGATTTACTGCTGGTGTCGGCGCTCAACTTGTAGCTGATCCTCTGGTTAATCTGACAAATTATCTTTTTGGAACTAACATTGGTTCTCCTACAGAAGCATTGAATAAAATGCTAACTGAGTTTGGCGTTGAAGAGCCTGATACAGTTGCGGAGCAGTTGGCTGGAACAGCGGCTTCGGCGGCAACAGGTGTTCCACCTACTTTACAAGCAGGAAAGGCTTTAATGGGAGCGCAGGGAGCAACTAGAGCGCAAGCTGGGATGGCCCCTACTACTGCCAGAGAATCTATAGGTCGTGCTTTAGCCGATTCTCCTACGGCGCAACTTGCTAGTGCCGCCACCGGAGCTGTTGCGGCAGAAACTGCTGCTGAAATGGGTGGTGGCGCTGGCCTTCAATTAGCAGCAGGTTTAGCAGGAGGTTTGGCTGGTGGAGCGCCTTTTATGCGACCCAGAACTCCCTCTCCTCGCCTTGCACCCGACGAGCCAGCGCCTCCTAGTTTAGCCGACGACGCACCATCTCCTGCTGTTAGAGCGGCAGAAGAAGACGTTATTCCTCCACCAACAACTAGAGATGCGCCTAAAGCTGTTGTTTTGTCTGAAGAAGGGCAAGACATTATAATTAACGCTGCCAGAGGAAATTCTAGAGCGCAGCAATCTTTAGCAAATCTTGCAAAAACAAATTTGGAGGCAAAGCAAGCCTCTGTAGAATTAGGAATATCAGTTCCAGAAGACGTTTTGAGTGACAGTGCGGAAATCATAACTGCTGCTGGTATAGCTCGTTCTAAAACAGGAACAGATATCAAAAACGAATTTTATGAGGACATTAAATTAGCGTCTACAAAAGCAGATGACTTAATGACTAATTTAGGGGCAAGCGAAGATATTTCTGAAGTCAGCAGATCTGTATATAAAGAGCTTTCTGACATTGAAAGAGATCTTGTTCAGAAATCATCAAAAATATACGATAAAATAAACGAACAAGTCCCAGAACAAACTGTGGTCGATGCGCCAAATTTAAAAAAATTATTACAAGAAGAATATAATCGTTTTATAACTGCTGACCCTGAAACAGACATGAATCCTGGGCTTTTAAGCCTTTATAAAAGATTTTTTGGATCTGAAAAACAAGAGGCCAAACCAGTATCAATTTCAACACTGTTTTCGCTCAAAAGCCAAATAGGCAATAAGTGGTCAAAATCAGATCCTAATGGCTTTTCAAGCATAACAGGGCGTGAGCTTGGGTTAGTATATCAAGCTATTAAAAATGATTATAGAGAAGCTATTTCAAGATTTGCAGGTGATGACTTCCTGGATGATCTTACTTTAGCTGATGAAATGGTTGTTAGAAAGAAAAGCGTTCAAGACGACATAGCTAATCTTTTTGGATCTGACAAAAATGGAAGCATCGCATCTAAATTGACAAGAATAGGCACTGAAGGCGCACAAAAAGGTGATACTTCTGATATAACAAGGTTGCTTAACGCGGTTCAATCTCCTGAGAAAAAGTCACAAGTACTAGCGTCTTCTTTGTTGAAGATGTCTAAAGATTCCGAAGGAAATTTTAGTTTTAAAAATTTTGCTGATTCTTGGGATAAAATTAAAAGTCAATCTGAAGTTTATAAAATTTACATCCAGAATTTTACGCCTTCACAAATGAATACGCTAAATAAATTATCAATTTTATCAAGAAGAATTGCTAATTCACAGGAAGCTATTGAAAAAACAGGCCGAGAAAATGTTCAAGTTCTAAAGGCGCGAAGTCTTCAGACTCAAGGATTGTTCTCAGTTTTTTTTAATAGCGTAGGTGGCAGAACTGCGGCTAGAGCTGGTGCGTTTGCTGCGGGGACTGCTGGAGGTGGATGGCTATTTGGTACACTTGCTTTAGGAGCATTTAATGTATTAGCTTCTAAGGCAAGAAAGCAAACAGTTGACTTGGTTGGGGAAATGTTTGCTAGTCAACCTTTCCAAAATATGATGACAAAAGTTATTGAAACAGGTGCTGTACCTCAAGAGCAAATAGACGCCCTTGCAAGTAACTCTACATTTAAAAAATGGTCTAAATTAAATGGCATAAGAGACCCAAGAGCATTTATTGTTTCTGCTATTGCGGCGGCAAAGCAAGGGCCGGAAGAAGAGAAATCTGAAGATCAGCCCCCTAGAGGTTTAACTGTTTCCTTACCCACACAAGGCGGCTCTGGAATGAGAGACGGACAACCGATTCAAGGACAATAAATCATGGCTATCAGAGTATTACCTAGCTACCCAAACTATCGTGACACAACTGGTGGTCCTTTGGAGAATGGTTACATCTACATTGGCACGGCGGGTTCTGATGCTGAGACTAATCCTATCTCTGTTTTCTGGGACGAGGGTGGAACGATACCTGCCAGTCAGCCGATCAGAACTGTTGGTGGCTATCCTTCTTATAGCGGCTCTCCGGGCATGTTGTACGTCACAGGCTCCAGTGACTTCAGCCTGACGGTTAGAACGGTTACTGGAACGCTGGTCTATAGCGCACTGAATAACACCTACGGCGCTACATCGACGCTTGGCTCTATGGCTAGCCAGAACAGCAATGCTGTGTCGATCACGGGTGGCTCTATTAGCGGTCTTACGTCACCGCTTGAGATTGCTTCTGGCGGCACGGGTGCAGGTAATGCAGCGTCAGCAAGGGCTAATCTTGATCTTGGTCCGACTAAGATGGCGCATCAGGACGCCAACAACGTGCAGATCACGGGCGGCACAATCACGGGCATAACCGATCTGGCAGTTGCAGATGGTGGCACGGGCGGAGGCACACCCGCCGCAGCTAGAACTAATCTTGGTCTAGGCGCGTTGGCCATTTTGAGCGAAGGCATTGCCACGACAGATACAACCAAGATTGGTGCTATTTTTGTTGGCTCAACTAATCTTGATGGAGTCTCTGGAGTTACACTGCCATCAGGCGGGACATGGACAACTATAGCCATTGCCTATGGAGCCGATGACTCTGACAGATTAGGAACAGGTAATACAACATTGCTTGATGATACTGGGCATTGTGGCGGTCTATTTGCAAGCACACTTGCAGGTGGAACAACATTCAATCCATACTCACAGAATTCAGCGTTTAGGACATCTGGTCGCTGTATTGTTATGGCGATCCGCGTGACTTGATGAAAGATGTTAGCCCACCACAGCGTGTCTGGACCGAGATTGATCGGTTGACAGTCGAGGTGCGAGGGCTTGAGAATAAGATCGGGCAGCTGCCCACCGCCTCTGCAATCGCGGAAAGTGTGAAGCCTTACTTACGCGGAGATGTGGAGGCGGCATGGGCGCTACAGAAAGCCGAGCTGCCCAACCTCATACGGGAGGCGCTACAGAAACACGAAGAAGAGCGCATGAGAATTAAGATCATGGAGCTAGAGGCTGCTGGTTTAGAGATCGGTCCTGATGGAATGCCGCGCAAAAAGGGTGGTGATCTGAGGTCATGGCTGAAGGCTAACTGGCTGGTCATTGCGCTATTCAGTGGCTTCATGGTATATCAAAATCCAGACACCGTGTGGGCGGCTGCACGTTTCCTGTTAGCTATTTTCTAGAGGTCAATATGTCAGAACACGAAGAAGATCGTATCACTTGGTTGAGCGCGTTGCGATACATGCGCGATCAGTTCGTCACAGTGTTTGTAACGGGCTGGCTCTACATCATTTTGTGGGGCGTGGTGACAGGCGCTTTCATTGTTCTTCTCTACATCGACGGCAAGTTCAGTCGTGCGCTTGCACCTGACAGCATTGCACCTCTTAGCTTTCAGGCTATGGGCTGGGTGTACAGGTTCTTTGCAGCCTCGTTCTTAATGGCCGCAGCGCGGTGCGCGTATCAAGGTGTGAAAGGCGGATGGACATTCAACGCGCTAGGCGTGTTTGCATCTGTTATCGTGTGTCTACACGCCTTCGGGTTTGGCTTTGAGGCGCTATCAGATAGACGTGAGCAGGCGCTTGCCACGCGCCAGATTGCAACGATTGAAGTTGAATCTAACACTGAATTGATTGCTACGTTGGAGGCGCGTAAGGCGCAGATTGATGCGGATACCAATGCGGCGGTTAATAGCCTCAACGCCGAGATCCGACAATATATCACCGATGGCCTGAACAATGATGACTTGGCTGATGATAGCCGTGAGCGCCGGACGATGTTGCAGGACTTGGCGGCAGCGGACAAGCGAGCGATTGATGATCAGATCCTTGATCTTGTTGCAAGTCGAAACGATGCGCGAACTGATGCTGTGGAAGAGACGGCTACAGCGAAGCCTTGGGCTCCATTGTTTGTCGGATTGGCGCAGCTTGCGACGTGGAGCAAGGAACCGACCGACTGGGCGATCTATCTGTGTGCGATTACGTTTATCATCTTCTGGGTGCTACTAGCGGAGGCGCTGGTCATATTCTTGCCGGAAAGATTGTACACAATGCACTTGGCTGATCGAGAGAAAAGCCAGCAGGTTGAGCGAGAACGCTTTGAAAAACGGTCTCAGGCGGCTAAGAAAGGTGCAACAACGCGCAGGCGTGGCACAAAGATTGAGCAGAGCAGGCAGTGGTGGGTTGCACGCATTAGGGACATTACGAATGCGCGTAAGGCTGGGGACAGCCCTGAGACAGTAGCTAAGTCTTACGGCTGGAGCCTGACTGCGATGAAAGCCTACCTCAAGGATTGGCTTGACGATCGTGAGATGAAAGAAATATTTGAGGACGAGAAGAAGCCTGAAGCGGTAGACGAAGAAGTTTCAGAAGAAGAGGTCGATGATGTCAACGACGACGAGCCAATGCACGAACCTAATAACCCAGTTTGAAGGGTTTAGACCTAGCGCATATTTCTGCCCTGCCGGTCGTCCAACGATTGGCTTTGGCACGACCATTTACCGCGACGGACAGCCAGTAGGTATTGGTGACGAAACCGATCTGTTCAGCGCAGAGATGGAGCTGACCTATCATGTGCGCCGTCATGTTGAGCCAGCCATTGATCAGCACTTTGGAAGTCTTGGGCTGCAAGCTAATCAGCGTGATGCGCTTGGCTCGTTCATTCACAACATCGGCAGCAACTCAGCGAAGTGGCCGACGCTTAAGCGCCTGATCGTCGAGGATGCGCCTATAGAGGAAATCAGCGATCAGTGGGTGAAGTATCGCCTGGCGGGCGGCAGGCGCTTGCTGGGGCTATATAGACGCCGCCTGGCGGAAGTTTTGCTGTGGCATGGTTTGCCTTGGCAGGCAGCACTGGAAGCGACGTGGCAGACAAACTGGCGATCTCTGGCGGACTGGGTCGATCCTTACGTCCAGAAGGTTCAGCAGGGCATGACGACGCAAGAGGCTAACGAGACAGAGCTGAACCGCGTCACCCCACGCGAAGAACGCGAAACACCTGCTCTGCCCCCACCGACACCTAGTGCTGCCCCTGTCAGCCCATCTCAGCCCACGATTGCTGTTCCAGCCGAGCAGGTTCCATATGCTGTTAACCAAGAGCGTCCGGTCAAAAGTCTGGAAGATAGCAAGCGCGTCATGGGTCACGTTTACGAGCAAGTCGGGACATCCGTTGTGCGCGTAGGCGCTGGTCTGGGTATCGGATCGTTTGGTTTTGTTGGTGCAGATCCTGTTCTAAGCAACGCGCTGGTGGCCTTGTTTGTTGTCGCTGCGGTCGCCGTCACGGGTTACATTATCGTGGAATACGGGAAATGGAAAAAGTGGCGCGGCAGGCAAGAAGCTGAATCATTATTGGTGTAAGGGACACTTGACATGCTGTTCGGAATATTTAACTTCTTAGCGAGGAACCCGATAGCGCAGGCCATTGCTGGGTTGTTGGGGTTTCTTATATTTTGGAAGACAAACAACGCCTACCAACGCCGCAAGGGTCGTGTGCAGGGTAGGCTCGAAGTCAGTGAGGCTGTAAATGAAAAGACCAATGAGATTATTGAGAAAATGGAAGATGCTGGCAGGGAGCTTGACGCTCTTAGTAGTGACGAACTGCGCGACGCTGCCAGAGCCAGTAGTTACAATCGCGGAGCCACTGTGCGATCAGATCCAGCCGATTGAATATTCGATGCGTGATAAAGATGGCGACTTTGAAAGTCGTGAAAACATCTACGACACGGACGAGACTGCGATCAAAATCTTCCGGCTAAACACTAAAATCCTAGCAGCCTGCGGCACCTGATATGCCGCGCCAGCTAATGCCAATGGCGAATGAGCGAGAGCCGTTCGCCAGAAAAATCGTGCGCCATGATTTTAGGGAGCGTCCAAAACTAGCCAAGGCTTTAAGCCTGATGGCTGATAGCACAATGATTTTGTTTGCAGGGGGCATTACAGTAGTTACAATCTACACATTGAGCTGGTGCTTGGACTGGGCGATCAATGAGCATACATACTTGAACGCAGGTAAGACGCTATGTGCTGCGCCGTACAGCCCGACACGTTTAGAGATATGCAGTAGCCGATCTCGTATGGACCCGTATTGCATGGAGCGTGGGGAGACAGACATCGAGCGTGCGTTTGAGTTCAAGGCCAGCATCTGCCCTCAGCCTCGTCCTCGCTACATGACGTTAGGCAGAGAGCTAGAGCCAGAGCTGCCAATGCCTCGCATGTTGCCAACATCAGATGAGATCGCGTTGATGGAGCTGGAGGCCAGGCTTAATTATACGGAATAAAAAAAAGCCGCGCTTCCAAATGGGGGGGAAGAAGCGCGGCCTTAGAGCGTCATTACCAAGGAGAAAGGAACTAACTAAGATCCTTAAGTCTTGATTGAACATAAACATTTAACATGTGTCAACAATTATTTTTTTAGGCGATTATATATGAACCTATATCCCTGCCAGACAATTTCGCAGATGATGTAGCCCACGGCGATGATGAAAGCCCATACGCCAATCGTAGCAAATAATTCAGTCATCTTTTTTGGTCACGAAATCTTTAAAGATAAGGTATCCGACACCAAACAGGATAATTAGATCAAGCATCTGTAAGCTCCATTAGGAACCAGCCTATTGCTAAAATGATGACGATGGCTGTTTCCATGTTACCTCGAAAATGTAGGGGCTAGGCGGACCCAGCCCCCAACGGTTTACTCGTAAGGCTTCATAACCTCGTTGAGATCCTCGTCATAATCTTCTGTCGCGTCGATTATGATTTGTTCGGCGGCGTCGAGCGCCTCCATTGGATCTGCTTCTGCTGCGGTCTCTTCAACTGGCTCGTCGCCAAGGTCGTCTACTTCGACTTCCTCAACGGCTGGAGCCACAACAGCAGACAGGTCCGCGATACAATCATAGGCTGATTGCAGTTTGCTGAGTTCTGTTTCCTTTTCAGAAATCTTCTCAGCCAGGATCGCTAGAACTTCGTCCATTATTTGAACGCCACCCAGCGACGTGCCAGCTTATAGCTTAGTGCGCCAATACCAGCGACAGCCGCAACAGCAAGTGGCTGATCGCCAATTGTTACGCCCGGAGCTAGCAGGAACAGCGAACTAATCTTAACTGCTGCGATTACGATAAGCAGGTCTAAGGCCCACTCACCAATGTTTTTTGGTTCAGGTAGATCAACTTGTGCCATGTTTTTATCCTCTGTTTGCAAACAAGGTTCGTAAGCATTACTAAAAAACTGAAATACGGTCAAATCACTCGCAATCATCACACCTCTGGCGCTTGCATGGCTTGCCACATTGCACGGCTTTGCCATCGACCACCAACCACTTCACGCACTTGCCTAGAGGCACTTTGCCCTTCTTAGGAACGTAGGTTTCAAAATAGGCTTCTCTGAAGCTGGGTTGTGTTGCCTTACTCAAGGTCATCAAGACGCTCCATCAGATCAGCTACTGCTTCTTCTTGTGTTGCGCCAAATCCTGTAACGCTGTCGTAGGCGTTATCCAGAGTGTCATAATCAACGGCTTCCCAGTCAAATCTTCGAATCGGAATAGGTTTCGGATCGTAATATACTATGATTTTTATCTTCTTCTGCTCTGTCAAAACGGTGGCTCCCTGTGATACGGATCTTTCATCAGTTCCGTGACCTGCTTACGCAGATCCGATACATCCTCTTTTCCGTGGCTCTCCCACTCAATGTCATCAGCTTTGATTAGTATTTCCAATGCTCGCTCTGCATTGGTTGGCCAGTCATAATGTTCCATTGGTTAGTCCCTCATTTTAATTTTCCACCATTCCCAAAACGAATGTCTTTCTTCGTCTGGGTACTCATCGACAAAAACCCACGCACAAAGTTCTTGCCATTTCGCAAACAAGATAACTTTCAGATCAATCATTTGTTTGCAATTCCTCAAACAGTTCATCACCCCATATTTCATATGCACGATTACACCCGTGCAAAATGCTAGTGTGATCTTTCATGTTAAGCATGTTGGCTATCTGTCGCCTGCTGTACTGACTGCTCTTATCCAGAAGTCCCATTACAAAAAATCTTGGCAGGACATGGTCCTTCGTGCGTCTTCTGTTCTGTAATCTCTCAATTGTAATTTCGTCTTCGAAGTAAGGCTGTGCAACTTCTATGCACTTCTTCAATTTACTTTTGTAAAACAATTTTAACCCCCATGTCTGGCTTTGGATCTCTAGCCGGGTTCCAAGGATCTTTATGATTTATGGACCCATCCGACGCTGGCGATCTGTTCTTACGAACGTCCAGCCGGTTCTGTTTACCAGCAATTGCTGATCGACTGACGCCAAACCTCTCTGCAAGCTGCCGCAATGTCCAGCCGTCTCTTGTTAAATTGATAAGGTCCATTTCCTCATCATGTGTCCACTCTTTCATTTTGCCTTTAGTCATTAGTCGCTCCCAATGCCCGGAAAGCCAAAGTCACGCCGCGCAACGCTTAGTGTCACAAGCACACCAGCCAGTACGTCGAGCGCCTGTAGCATCACCAGCGCAAGAAAGCTGGCATTCTGGAAACCATTGACGGCAAAGACTAGCAGCACCATGAGCGTCAGCAGCACGGTAGAGAATGCGTGATCGGCTGTGCTGATATTCTTGATGCTGACTGACTTTGCTATCTCGACGCCCAGCGCAATGATGCCAAGACCGACGATAAACTCGCCACCCGTCAGGCCGATTGGCGTTCCAACGAGCGTCGGGATAAATATGATATCTATCAAGTCCACGCTGGTTAACGCAGACAATACGCAATAAATACCAAACGGAATTGCCATAGTCGGCAGAGCTGGGGCTATTTTTAGCAGGTTCATTTTTCTTTCCTTTTTATACATTTCTTCTGTCTTTTTTAATGCAGCAGTTATGTTTTCCGCTATACGCTGTTCTGTCTTCTTTAATTCGTCGTCTATATTTATCGGCGTAAACTCATCGCAAGCAGGGATGTCTTTTCCATCAAATTCTGCGAGAATTTGTTCAAAAGCAGCGCGCTCTTCTTTGCTGAATTCTTCATGCGACTCTTGATCTTCGTCTGTCTCATCTGTCGCATCTGCACTCATGTCACTGTCCTCTTATACTCTTCAAAATCTTCTTCTGCTGCGATCATATTTTTCAGAGCTTCTCTATGCTCCTTAACCGCGACCTCATACTCCATGGTGGCATTTACCAGATCAATATATTTTTCGTTCTGTATCTGCCTGGCAATGCCTACCAGATTCTCTAATATTTCCTTGTGTCCCATTACTTCCTGATTCCGCTGCATATGTACTCTTCTGCCCAGTCACGCTCCTCATCATTCCAGTCTGATTTGAATATAAGAAGCGGAATAGCCTCACAAATACAATCACCATCAAACCACCAAGGCAATTGATTAAGCACCTCAATAGCCTCATCAAGCTCTGGCGTGTGATCAAGAAAAAACCATCTCTGGCGCCGGTCACGGTCACGTTCTGTGTCTGAATAAAAACTTGTGTGGTACATCTCTATCTCCTCTATTGACTATTCTGTTAAGCCATGCTTCATAAGCACTGTCAAGCATCGCTTACTAATTTTTATAAAAGAGAATAAAATGAATTTAAAAGAAGCAAGAATTACTGAGGGTTTTACCCAACAAGAACTGGCTGATCACCTTGGTTGCACAGCTGCTCACATTTGCGGCATTGAGCGCGGCAAACATAATGTGTCACTGGCTATGGGAATAAAGCTGATGCAAGTCTTGCCAGGCTTGAAGCTGGAAACGCTTATGAAGGAAAGCCCTCAAAAAACTCGATAATCTGACGAGAGGCATCAGATGCGCCTTTGCCAACAATTACGGTTTGGTCAATTGATTTCAAATACTCAATGATGTCTTTTTGCTTGCTCGACAAGCTGCCACCCTTAGCCCGTTTCATCTCAATCCACAAATTCCACTCAGGGACATGAAGGTCAGGCATTCCTGCCACGACACCTTCTTTCTTCAAGCGTCTGCCTACACTGACAGACCGCTTGTCCCCGTTTGGTATTGCGTAAATTAAAACGTCTGGAAATCTGTTTCTAAACCACATTACCAAGCCGACTTGTTCTTCATGCTCGCTTGGTGGTTTCTGGGTGTACTGACTAATCTTGACCATATGTCTCCGCGATCTCAGATCCCAAGGCAGAGTATCCTATCTTGTCTACCCATGAATCTTCATTCTCTATGTCGTTTAATAGTCGGCAAGTCTTCATCCAATCCATCATCAATGCAACGTGCATGGGTGTTATTTCACCGTGTACGCGGTACGCCTCATCTATGATCTTGCTCCAGCCAGACGCGATATTGGTAAAATTATCCTTTGCATCGCCATAATCATCATGTCGCTCGCCCGTTATGACAAGCTGAGCCTGCACTATCGTTTCGCTTCTATTCATTCTCAATCCTCCGGAAATGGCGGAAACTGATCAACAGCATCACAGCCTTTTGGTACAACATCTTTCGGCACAATATCACGCCACTTCTTACAGTACTTGCCATCGTAAAAATTCATACAGCCCCGGCAACCCTGATCGGCATAACTAATATTGGAATTGTTTGATCTTGTCGTATTTTCCATCTTTTACCACCATTATCATTCTTGGCTTCTTCCAATTGCGAGCCTGCCTGAGAGCCTCTTCTGTACTCTTCGCAGTAGATCCTAGAACCGGACATAATTTAAGATACTTCATGGTCGCATAACCGCCATGCTCAGGGCATAGCCAGTCATAATAATAATTAAGACCACATCTATAAGTCACCTTAACACTGTCAGGCTTTCCGTTCTTAACGTGCCTGTAGTATCTGACATCATCAACTTTATGCCAGACAGGCTCGTCCCTTTGCCCCAGCAATGCCCCCGAATAACTTCTGCGATCATGGTTAAGCTCTCTGGGCGGAAACTCATTACCGCAATGCGGACAAACCAGACAGCCTGTCGGGCAATGCTTCTGACATTTCTTGCAAACCTTAACAGGCGCCTCGCCACCGCCGCCGCCACCCTTCTTCTTGGGGCTTAGTCCATCTATCAAGCCGTGACGATCAACATTGCCGCCATAATCCAGAATGAGACAATCTTTCTTGCCGGGGTTCAGCCTCGTACCACGCCCCACAATCTGAACATATAAGCCTGTGCTTTCCGTTGCCCTCAATATGGCAATCAAATCAATATTAGGTGCATCAAAGCCCGTTGTCAGAACATTAACATTTATTAGGCACCGCAACTCACCAGACTTGAACCTGGCGATCTTGTCAGCCCTGCTGGCCGCGTCACACTCACCCGTTATAACTTCACTGTGAACACCTTTATCAGTGATAGTTTCGGCCACCAGATATGCGTGATCAACACCACTGGCAAATATCAACCATGACTTCCGGTCCTTGCCTAATGTCGTTATCTCCCTAACCGCAGACGCAACCAGCTCTGGATCAGACGCAGCTAGTGCCAGGTCATGCTCATTAAAATCACCCGCTGTCTTGCGGACATTGGTCAGATCAATCTCTTTATCCACAGCCCTCGAAACAACAGACGACAAGTAACCATCATTGATCAGATCACCAATCTTGATGTCGTAAGAAATTCCGTCAAACATTGCATGCTTACCCTTATGCAACATTCCACTATCCAGCCTGTAAGGCGTTGCCGTTAGACCAATAAACTTAACCTTGGGGTTTATTTCCCTCATACGGCTCAGAAACGACCCGTAGCGCGAATCTTTTCTGCGAGGGATCATATGCGCCTCATCAATCAAAATGATGTCTGCTGCCCCTATCTTGTCCGCCTTGTTGTATATGCTCTGGATACCAGCAAATGTTACCTGCTTGTCAGTCTGCTTTTTCTTTAACCCGGCAGAGTACAAACCAATGTCAGCGTCTGGACACATCTTACGCAGACCATCGACCCCTTGCAGCAACAGCTCCTTAACATGTGCCAGAATAATTATCCTGCCATCCCATTTTAACGCATCTTTAACTATCTGCGCGATGATCGCTGTCTTGCCTGCGCCCGTAGGCGCCACGATCAAGGGGTTCTCGCCTTTGCCGCCAGATAAGTAATCATATGTGCTGTCAATCGCCGACCTTTGATAGGGTCTCAGCGTAAATGGCTTTGCTGTTGCCTTCATTTCTGATTCCGCTCTCATACTCAACCCAGTCCTCCCCCGCATCAACAACGCCCCACGGCATGCCGTATGGATTGTATATGTGCTTATCGCAGCCTTGCTTCTGCTCTGTTATGCTCAACATCTTGCCGCTAACGCCACACGTCCAGCTTCCATCTGTCTCAACCGTTGCCTTGGCGCATGTCCTGCAATTAACTTCCGGCACCATGCCTCGATGACAGATCGGGCGATACTCGCAAAACTTGCAGGCAAACCAATCTTCACTTTCCGCGATCTTTGTCAGTGGCTTGTCGGAAAATATAATCTTGTCTGCCTTGGCAATCAGACTTTCAGCATATGCCTTGTCATATTTAATCCGCTCAACGTAAATCTCGTCAGTGTTCTTATTCACCATGACAAACATGCAGCGGTTCAGGTCAGACAGTAACATATTGACCTGACACTGCGCCCAGTACACGGGCTTTGACTTCTCTACACCATCTTTCTTGGTGCTTTTAAAACTCTTCTCATTGGCAGTTTTGAACTCTAGGACCGCCGACTCCTTGCCTTCTGGAAAGTCTGCGCCTACGCCATCGAGACTGGCAGCAAAGTGACCACCAAACCTTTTAAAATTAATCTGCTCGCCAGTGGCATCGTCAACTTCCCACACTCTGACACCTATCGCCCTCAGATCAGCAACAATCCTGGCTTCCTCATGGTTGCCAGTGTCAAACATGCGTAGCAATCGGCCATCATGATCAGGCGCCCAGCTCCAGCGGAACTGATACCATAGCGCCCTCTCACATTCTTTACCTATTTGAGACGCCCCCAAATGGGGACGCCTCCAGTCATCGCGTGTCTTGAGATAATGCTCGTAAATGGCATCTACGGTCTTAGCATTTGCATAACGCGACAAGTCCATACTAACGCGCCCAGCTTGGCTTGCTGTTTGTAGCAGCTTGTGCAGGAATGCTCTCACCAACCATGTAAGATTTAATCTCATTGCTGGCAGAATACTCACCCTGCGCCGGGCGAATAACCACTTTGACCATCATAGGCTTGTCGTGCAGCTCCTGACTGTCAGTCGGTGTCATCACACCCGTTGCGCGACAGATAGACGACAAGGTGCGCTGCGCGATATCCACTGCCACCTTGTTAGGGTTATTAAGATTGAGCCGGTCAATCAGTTTACGTCCGCTGTGCTGACCGTCGATGATCTCAACAGTCAGTTGCATGTAGCTGCCAGTACCTGCTTTTGTCGGCTTTTCTTCCGACTCAGTAATGACCGCCTTGTAAGTCCCTTCGGGGATCGGCTCATAGCTTTGGCTTGGTGCAAAGTCGCTCGCATTAAATCCATCAAGTCTCATTTTTATCTCCTACTGGCTGACGAATGGTTCAAAAGGGTTTCCGCCATCAAAAGTAAACGGAATAGCATCAGTGATGCCAAAACGGTTTTTAGTGACCGAGGCGGCTTGCGGATAACAAATAATCTCCCGCTCGCCCGTGCTAATGGCACGTTTGCGCTCACCATCACCGCGCACAAATGTTTTAAGTCTGATCAAACCGACCAGGTCAACATTATCTGTGTAATTTGGAATTGCCTTCTTGTGCATCCGCACGGTGTAACGTGCATATGGATCATAGTCTGGCAACTCAATCGTTTCGGTGTCGGCGTGACCAATGAAAACAACATTCATGTTTTTCTCATAGGCCAGATTACCAGCCCAATCCCGCAGTGATCGATGGATTTCAGCCGCTGCATTGAACCCGGCGCCGTATCCACCGCCAGCCTGACTGATAGACTTGGCTTTTGGATCAGCCTCTACGATCTCCTGCTCAACCATGCTTGCAAGTTGCGTGATTGAATCAATCACCACAGTTTTAAAGTCATGGTCATTCACCGCAAGCGACTCAATGGCACCAAAAACATCATTGCTGGACCGCGCTAACGGAAACAAAGCGACATTTTCATTGCCCTGCAGACTAGCCGTGCCGTCCTCAGTCCTGATAATCACAGGCTTCGGGAACATGGCGGCAAGTGTTGTCTTGCCCATCCCGCCTTCACCAAAAATGGTGCAAATGACGGGCCTCTGACCCGTCGGTGTCGATAAACTATTAAGATCAATCATTGGTTACTTTCACTCCTACTTTCTGCTTGGATGTTGTGAACGCTCTTGCAATATTAGCCCAGATTTCAGGCTCATTGTTCTGCAACCAGCGCATCATGGACAGGTCAACGGTCGGAACCATCTTGACCGGCCAGATTACTTCCGGGCATTTATCACGCACCAGATCCCATGCTTTAGGATCAACCTTGCGAGATACCCTCTGATTTAACTGGATCTTAAAACCATCTATGCTGTGCGTAATTGTGCCTTCTTCCTTGACGTCGAAGGCTTCGCATAGTTCAGTTTCTAGATTGATGCGCCGCTCCTTGGCGGCGTTTTCGGCTTTTTTAGCGTCAAGCCATGCAGACGCAATTGTAGCGATATTAGACATTTATCTATCCTTTCTTTCTTTCTACCCATTGACTTATAAGCATGGCTTATATTAAGTCAACCGACCAAGGAGATTTTTATGAAAAAAACAACAAGTGGCTGGGCAGATTTCTACACGAGCAAGATGCAATGGGGTCTGGTAAGCATCCCGGCGGGATCAAAGGCGCCTAAGTCGTACGGCTGGCAACAGGTCGAGCGTGCGCTTGTGGATTCAGACCAGGCGGTCATTCACTATGAACAGCACCCGACATTTAATATGGGCTTGCTTCACAGCGCCAGCGGTACATGTGCAATAGACATAGATGATGTCGAGCGTACCAAACAATGTTGGGCTGCTCTTGGCATCGATTATGATGCAATTCTGGCATCAGGTCCGCAAATTGTCGGACGTTCTGGCAGGGCCAAAGTAATATTTAAATGTCCCGACACAATCAAAAGCCGTGTCAGTCTGTCATGGCCGAATGTCGGGGTCATATTCGAATTGCGCGCAGGTTCGACACAAGACGTTTTGCCGCCAAGTATTCACCCGGATACCGGAATGCCTTATGAATGGGCAGGTCGATCATTGGAAATAGGGTTGCCAGAGCTGCCGCAACAATTGCGCATGCTTTGGGAAAACTGGAAACGCTTTAAGCCGCAAATGGAATCGATTGATCCAGACTATGTAGACAAGTCACCGACTATGCCAGCCAAACCAAGGCCAGCAGGTACAAGCGTTATTGATCGCTACAATCAGGAACATAATATCCACATGTTGCTGCAGGCTTATGGATACAAGCGCACAGCCAAAAACAGATATCTAAGCCCACGCAGCACAAGCGGATTGTCTGGCGTTTCTGTTTTTGAAGACAACACAGCATACAGTCATCATGCGTCCGATCCATTTGATAGCGCGCATAGTTTTGATGCATTCGAACTGTTTTGCCAATACGAACACGCGGGCGATGTCCAAAGGGCCGTCAGAGAAGCCGCGCAATTGCTGGAAATGCAATCAGATTCAGCGTTTGAGTATGATAAGGAAGCCATCGATCATGGCGCCAAAGTCGCGCAGTCAATCATGGGCGGTAAAAAGTCAGATGATGATATCCCGGAACATTTGCTGACCGTGCCCGGCATTTTGAATGAGGTAGTCACTTTTTACGCAACCACGGCTCCAAAAGAGCAGCCCCAATTTGCAGTCCAAGCGGCTCTAGCATTGGGCGCTGTCGCTATGGGCCGCCGCTGGCGATCGTGTCAGCAGAATTACAGCGCTTTATATTTCATTAATGTCGCCAAGTCTGCAGCCGGAAAAGAACACGCGAAAACAGTGATTGAGCGTTGCCTTGAACATGCGGGGCTGGATAAATTGATCGGACCAGGCGGCTATACTTCAAGCGCTGGCGTCTTTTCATCACTTGTCAATCAACCAAATCATATTGCAATCATTGATGAATTAGGCCGCGTCCTAGCATCAAGCCAAGCCGCCGGAAACCAGCACAAGGCCGATAGCCACACGACTTTGATGGAAGTCTTCGGAAGGCAAGCCGCAACACTTAGACAGATTGGATATGCCAAAACGGGCCTGACCAAATCACAAGCCGCAGATCTTGATCGAATAGTTAAGCACCCATCACTGACGCTTTTGGGCATGACAACACCGTCTACACTATATGACAGTCTATCCAGCCGCTATGTTTCGGATGGATTTCTTGGCCGCTTTTTAATTGTTGAAAGCCACAGAGGCCGTCAGATGTCGCGCATTATTGACCGAGATATTGAGCCGGGCGAGCGTTTAATCAATTGGCTTAACGAATGTGCAAGCTCTTTTGTTGGGGATATCGATCATGACAGCTACGACAACCCGCCTAATCCTATGGTCATCCCATTTTCAAAAGATTGCCACAAAATCTTACAAGACATTGAAAGTTACATGATCAATCGCATGAATGAAAACGACAAGGTTGGGCTTGAAAGCATGTTTGGCCGGACCCGTGAAATTATAATGCGCGTCGCCCTGATTATTGCACGTTCAAAAGAGGAAGACGAAATAAGCACAAGCTCGCTGAAATGGGCGCGTGACTATGTGACGTTTTACGCTGAACGAACGGTTGACGCCCTGTCGCGTATCATGGCTGATGGAGACTTTGAGCGCATATCAAAGGCGGTTTATTCGCAAATTGAACAAGCCGGACTGGCTGGCATGTCACAACGCGAAATTGCCCGCAAGGTGAAAGCCTTTGCCAACCTCGACCCGAAGCGCCGGAAAGACGTCATGGATGTTTTGGTCGATGATTACGGCATAGCCTCGAAGAATCGCAACGAAAACAAAAAGGGACGGCCTAACCTGGTCTGGTTTGCCGCCCCTAACAATTAGGCATTGTGTAGATAACTGCCACGCTTGCGCTTTGGTTTGTTTACTTCTTGCGGCCAGTCTTCGGGGCGATAGCCTGAACGATAGGCGGTCAATAATCGCGCCTTGATTGGAGAGATTTCACGCTCGCCAGTTTCTAGGCGGTGAACGGCCGCCTTGCGATGGGGGCTTGGCGAATAGCCAAGCATATCCCCCATTTGATCAAGCGTCAGGCCAAGCGACAGCCTCAGTTTTTTAGCTGTTAAGCCGTCGATAATCGGTTTAGTCATGATCGCGTCTGATCCCGCCCATTGTGGCCTCTGCTAGTGAAAGACACTCTTCACAAAGCCAACCGTCTAAATGGAGATGGTTTGAACCGTCGCAACGGTCCGCTGGTATTCGGTTGACGTACCGTCCGCTTTCCGGCGCCACAGAGTGGAAACACTGAACGCAATGTTCGCCTATATCTACAGTCATGTTTATTGCCCCCTCATGTCGCTAACAACTCTCTGGCAGTCCCACATTTCAGACCAGAAATCATCAAGCCCCAAATTATCAACTAGCTCCGCCGTTGCTTTGTCATCCCACCAAAAACCTTGAACTTCCTTAAGCTTGGTGTCGATCCAGATATTCGGGCCGCCAAATGCAACCAATAGGCGAACGCCTCGATACGATCCGTCAGATGCGATATAATACTCTACGTCTAAAATATCTCTAGAATAATCCCCGGCGCATGGCTCGCCATTTTCCCAATCGTAGTCCGCGAATTCTAAAGTGCGGAGATTGTCCGCGATATGGTCAACGTGGTTTTGTAAATCAGTCATGTTTAGTCCTTTCTGTCCTTGGTATAAGTTTAACTTAACTAACGTTAGGGTATATGTCAAGCGGCCTATTTTTTATTTTTGACATTATTTATGGCATTGGTGCCAATGTCATTTATATTGCCCGCCATTACTGGGATTTTGGCATTTATGTCATTTATTTTACCCCTCCCCATATATGGGGTTGATTGTGGTTAGGTATGGGGGGGGGGCGGGAAAGAATGACATAAATATATATA